ATCAAGCGCGGCTAATATGCCATTAGCATAATTATCTGTGTAAAGGTCTAACTCAATGGCATCGCATCTAATGCTAGTTTCAGCACGGCTTGCTACATAAGCACGGGCATAATCCAGCGCAACAGCATCCGTTTCCATTAATAAATCTTGCTGATTATAGGTATGGGCAAAATACTTCTCAACACTAGCTGCGTTAGTAGCGTTTTGAACTGTGCCACCTGTCCTAGTGATATTGGCCTGATTAAATACAAGGGTGTCATCTAATCGCCATACGGCATTGGCATATCCAATATCTGTGCCGTTGTCGTTAAACACGGTAGGCGTACCTGCGATACTTGCCGTAGTTACTAAACGGTCTTGAAATGTCCACGATCCAGCGGCATCCACATAGATTGCACCATATTCGCTATTTGTGGCTGTTTGCAAGGCTGCAAGGGCTGTACGGGCAGTACCGGGATCTGCCTGCAGCGTGGTTAGCCCAGCATCAATATCACGCATAGATGCTGGCCAGCCAATAGTGTTAAGGATTTGGTTTATTCTTGTACCGCTTAGATCACCAGCAGTAGTACCAGTAACGGTACTGATTTGTGCATTTTGGGCTAAGCGTGTGGCATCAACGGCCGTAATAGTCGTGTACACGACATCGTTTGCGTTGCGTGGTGTAGTGGTCGTGTAGCTAGTAATAAAGCCGCTGAACATTGGATAAGTAACGCCAGCCGATGTAGCCGATATAGACACTTTGCGCATGGGTGTTAAATATGTGAAATATGGACTTGCTGGGTTTTGTGGGTTAAAATCTCCATTTTGATCCACAATGCGCAGCGTTAAAGTACCTGTTTGAAATTCATCGGCTGTAGCTGATCTACCGCGTTTAGTGCTAACGCTATCTACTACATTGGATACATCAACAATTAGTGCAGCTGAATCTGCTAAAACGTTAGTACCTAGTATGCCTTGATCTAAAATCATAGCCTGTGCAAAGGCTGCACCTGTAGAAAAGTTAATTACTGCGTTAATCGTAGGTACTGTCATTAGCCAGCATCCGGTAACGTGCCTGCAGGGAATCGGCTTCGACCTTGGCGGAAAGCGTCTAGTACCGCGCCATTTACTTTGTCGGTAAAATCATCGCCATCTAATATATTGCCTTCTACAATAATGGTTACTGAATTATCACCTGTTGAAGGTGCTGGGATAAATGGAACGCCCATACCTGAACCTGTGCCATAAGAACCATTAAAACCATCTGGAAAAATAGGTTGCCCACCAATGCCAAATTGGGGTGGTTTTGGCCCTGTTGGTATTGTTGGCCCACCTGGCATACCTGGCAAACCACCTAAAATTGGTGCAGTACCTAATAAACCTAAATACTCTTGTAATGCTTTTAATTTAGCCGCATCGGCTGCTGCTTGTGCAGCCGCAACACGATTAATTATATCTATTTGAGTTGTGTAATTAAGAATATCTAAAGTAGCTTGTGCAGCAGCAACATTATGTATAGATGCTAGTCTAGCAATTTCTAATAACTGTATCTGCGTTTCTTCCGAATAGAAATTCTTATCGGCTAAGCCACCAGACTCAATAATTGCAGCGTTATATTTTGCGTATGCCGCTTGGCGCGCAGCTGCTTTATCTGCTTCAGACATTTTGCTTTTAGCAATAGCATCTAACTCAGCAAGTAATAATTTGTTAATTGTGCTTAGTTCTAATTCGCCAATGCCTTTTAAGCCATTTAATTTATCTGTTTGCTGCGAGGCAGTTAATCTCTGTAATTGCTCGATGTATTTAAGCGCGGCCTCGCCATTATCGTTTTCAATAGCCTGCATAGCTAATAAACGTAATTTAGTATCTTGGTCGTAAGTTGCCTTTAATGCCGCTGCAATAGATATTTTCTTTAAGTCAAAAGTGGCTGCCGCTTTTGTTAAAGCTGCCCTGGCTTTTTCAAGTAATAAAGATTTCTTAAATGCTAATTCTTGGGCTTTTTGTGCTGCTAATTGTGCTGCTGCTTGTTTCTTTGCTAATGCTGCTAGAGTTTTTGCGCGCGCAGCTGCATCGGCTTCTAATTTTGCTAAACGTTTTGCACGTTCCTCTTTAGAAAGTTCAGAGGCCGTTGGTGTTTGAACTGGTGCCGGTGGGGTTATGCCAGCTTGTTTATTTACAAAACCGCCAAAAATACTTTTTGGTAAATTCTTTAAGTTTTTAAGCAGGGTTGGTATTGCGCCGATGACATCGCCGATACGGCGTTCTAAGGTTGCGACTCCCTTGGCAATAGTTTCAATAGCTGCAGCAGCATCACTAGCCTCACTGCCACCTGCAATTCTGGCCAATGCATCTACTAAACCGCCGCCAATAATTTCAGATGCATTACCTGTTGCTATGCCTAACACATCCATGCTATAAGCAGTTGTACCTAAATAGTCGTTAGCTGCACCAGCAGATTGTGCTAGTAAAACATCTAGTATTTCGGCAAAAGATTTAGTGCTTATTTCTGCTTTAGTTAGTCCAGTATTGTACTTAGCCAAACCTTTAGTAATGCCTACATAACCTTTGGAAAGATCTTGGGATACGGTAGCCAAATCAACACCAGACGCGCGGCTAATTGTAATTGCATCGTTTAATAGTTTTTGTGATTGAGTCAATGATCCCGTAGTGGTCAATAGCCCCTGAAATGCTGGCCTTAAAACATCATCAGCGATGCCTGCAGATCTTTCAAGTTCCGATATAAATTTAGAAATGTCTGCATTAGCAAACCCAATTCCTAAATTCTCTACTGCGTTAGATAAACGTAGCGCAGCTGCTTCATCTTGAGCAAAAGCCTTTACTGCTGCTTTACCAAAATTAATTACTGCTTTTGTGCCAAAGGCTATACCTAAACCACCAGCTAAAGATTTAACACTTTTAGTTAATTTTGCCGTAGCTGAATCTGCCTGCTTAAATGCTTTTTTGCCTGTGAATTCAGCGGCAATATCAATTCTTACTGATGGATCAACGGCCATTAGTTATACCCCACAGCCGTATTAAATTTATCTCGGGCAGACTCAATGGCCTTAATAACAGCTGCGTTAGTCTTGCCGCCATCCTCTTTCCATGCGCGAAAGATTGCACGGCCTTTCATCTTGCGAGATCGGCGGCCTGCACCTGTTTGATTGTTAGCATCTACAATCATGCCGTATTGGTTTATTGCTTGTACAAATATGTAACCTGCCTGTGGATTACGGCTACGGCCTTGGTTAGGGCCAGCAGCCACAATATTTGCACCTTGGTTATAGCCTGGTCTTTGCACAATAAATGATGATCCTTGTTCACGGCCATTGGCATTTACGCGGCCAGCAGTTTCATAAATAGCACCCGATGCAGATGCGTTTTGAATACGGGCTAAAGATCTAAAGCCTTGGCGGTTTACTTTGCTAGGTGTAGTTTTGTAACCTACGCCACCTTTAGCAGCTCTACCATCCCATACTGGAAATTTGCCATTACCCGATGCTTTACCCCATCCAGATAAAGGTGTTTGAGATGGGATAAAGCCGCGCGCTTTAGACACAATAGGCTTAAGCAAACTAGCCATTTCTTTTCGTGTTTCTGTAGCTAGATCAGGCGTGAATTTTCTTAAAGCTCTTTGGAGATCAACGCCGCCTTTTACCGTTACTGGCATCTGCTATCTCCTTTGCTCTATCTTTCATCGCCTGCAGCAAAGCTGCAAACATCCTCGAATCTAAGCCAATTAAATCTTTGGGCGGTATTCCCGTTTCCAAACTGATCCGTGCGATCAAATAAGTAAACGAGTCACGCCTTATAGTTCCGGGTCATCATCTAGCACATCAACCTTTTTAAGAGTCTTTATAAATTCTGCGCCGAACATTGGCACGGTTTCGCCTGCAGATCTTAAACACTCCCACGCTAACCAGTACACATCGGTCTGCTTTTCTTCCAAACGGAAGGCACGATGAAATCCTTGCTTTGCGTAAAGTTCAAATGCGTATTCAATAGATGGTGTTATCTGATGCTCAGATACGTTGCCATCTACCTTTGTTATTTTTAACTTAGCCATTTGTTAGCCCCTATTCTGTTTGTTATGAAGTGGTAATTACGATTGGTGAATTACAAGTAAATGTAATTGATTGTGTAGCAATATCGCCTACTGCGCCGTTAATATCTGTTGTGTTATTAACAAGAATTGTAGTGCTGTATAACGGGTTAGTAGCTGAAACTGCTGCGCTTGTCTGCTTTAGCGTAATAGGTACTGTTGTACCCCATGCAGCCTGAAGGGTTGCGTTTACGTTTGCAGCAGCTGTGTCGCTTAGGAAATCTAAAGTAATTGTGCTGGCCTCTAGACCCTTAACGAATTTATGAGCTGTATCGCCCATCGCAGTAACTTCAAGTTCATCAAATACGCGGTTAATTGTTGCGCTTGTAACGTGATCTGATAAAACTACTGAGTTCAGCGTTACTACAACGGTATTGCTTAAATATACGGCCATTTAGTTATTCCTCTGTTTTCTCGGTTGCAGGTGCTTTAGGTTTTGTATCTTTTACTGGTGCTGCTTCGATCTGCCCAATTTTAATTAAAAAGGCAATATCCTCATCTGTGTATGACATGGTTTTAACTCCAGTTCGTTAGTATGGATATATTAAATTCGGCGGTAAGTAAATCGCCGCTATCAGCATTTAATACACCGGGCGCGCTAACGCTGGTTATATTAAATACAAGATTAGATGCAGCTAGTTTTGTATAAGCTGCAACGATAAAATCCTCAATGCCCTGCAGGTTGCCCTGGTTGTCAAACATTGGCACGGTTAGCAAAATCTTAAAATTAGCCAGCGGTGAAATAGTTATCTGGCTGTTATTGCTGGGCGTTAGATATGGATCGGCTGGGATCACTACGCAGCTGTTAGCCAGGATGGTTGCAGGTGGGTATGCGAATACCGACCATACGCCGTTATTGGTTAAAGCCGTTGCGATGGTGCTACGCAGGGTTGTAATAGCCGCCGTAGGCATTTACCCGACCATGCTATTCGGACTCATGTACGGGGCTAGTAAGCCGCGAATCTTGCCTATCATGCTGTTACCCATGCGGTAAGGGCTAGGGCTAAAGCCATCGAGTCCTACGCCGCCTGTCTGAGATACTTGGCGCGCTTGCCAAATATCTACAGCCAAGATCATCGCACTTTGACGCACACTTGCTGTATTAACGTAGGTAGCAGTCTTTGTATCTTCGCCTGTGGCTGTGCCTGATGGCACTACGCGCCTAAAATTTTGATCGGCTGCAACCTTGGCGTATTGAATAAAGCTATAGCCGCGTGGCTGTTGGTAATAATTTAAGTTCATATTAAATGCTGGCAATAAATTTGTAGTGCCTGTGCTAAATGGCAACGTGGCAGTAATTGTGTAAGTGCCGTTAAATGTCGAGCCAGCCCCGGCTATTGTCACGCTTTCGCCTGTAGTAAATAGACCGGGGTTGGCCAACATTACTGTCGCAACGTTGCTTACCAATGCAGTCCCCACGACTGGCGCAGAATCAAACCAAAGGAAACTGTTGATCTGATCTTGCGCGGCTTGGCAGCACTCCTCGACTGTGCTATCTGAGTAAAGAGAACCGATACCTAAATTGGCACGTAGCTCGGCTACGGTAACGTAACTAGCTGGCATCGGAACTCCTTACTTAGTAGGGGTCGGTGGGCGAAAGGGCTAATCGCCCACCGACTATTAGGGTTATTTCTTAGGTAAAGTTGTAACGGATAATTCCCTTAGGCATCTTGGCGATTGTTGCCATGTAGCCGTAGATCGCTACCTGTACCTGTAGGTTGCTTACAACATTTACAGACATATAAGCCTGTGGTGACTGGTAAACAGTAAACGCTTCTGGCGCAAGGATAATCGCTGAGTCATCTACTGTTGTAGTAGCTGCAAAGTTCTTATCGACATATAGATCCAGGCCAAGCACGTTGCCGCGAATTGAACCAGGTTGAGTTAAGCCGCCTGCGTTCATTGGCTGAGATGCTGAGTAAATTGGTCGCCCGGTGGTATCTGATGCACTCATAAGTAGCTGCCATTGTGATCCGTTTGCGATGTAGTTCTGTGCGTAGTAACCAGTTGCCTCATAAACAAGGCGAGCAGCTTCTGATGCGTAACCAATAATGCCTGCTGATGTAGCAGCCTGTGCAGTAGTTGCAACAGTACCTGCAGTAATCAACGCAGCATTGACTGTTGTATCTAGTGTCTTTAGGTAAGCATTTTGAAGTTGCTGTGTTAGTTCAGCATAGAAATTAGGGTCTGAACGTTCTAGCAGTTCAATGCTGATTGTGTTCATACCTGAATACTTGCTAATTGTGCCTGATAGGTATTCTGTAACCATACCTGTATTGGCAACTGCGCCGCCTTCGGCTTCAACTGTTACAACTGGTGCAACACCTGATTTACCGCCTGCTGATGTAACAAGTGATGGCACGTTAATTGTCATGCCGCTTGCTGGCAATACGCCGCGTGAACATGCATCGATTGATGGTGTTCCAAAGCGTGTATTTGTTGGAAATTCTGATAGGTACTGTGTAGGGCTAAATGCTGGGTTAGTGCTGAAATCATCATCGGCCGCAGTAATGTAAAGCATTGAATCTTGGTTGCCTAGTGCAGCCTTAATTTTATGCTCTGTGTACTTTGCCATAGATGTAATCGGTGTACGGACTGTCTGGCTGTCT